CTCAAATTCTGCTCTCCACGAATGCGCATCTACATACGCATCCGCAGCTTCTCGAAGGTCATCATCTGATAACGTACTTATATGATACTTAGTAACATATTTAGCGTACGCTTCTATGACTCCTTCACCACAAGGATGTTCTTCAATGTCTTGAAGTTGAGATGCTAGCGCTAGTTCAATATATTCTTTGGAACCAAAGATAGCAGATTTCTGCCTCTCAGAATACATTGTTGAATTTAACACACGCCAGATGGGTCTAGTCATTATCTGATCGTCTATATACCATTTGGAATTCCAGACAAAATCACCTAGAATAGATTTGTCAGTCGATATAGTTCTGAGACTCTCATGAGATATTTTCTCTAGGTTTGAAGTCTCAAGTTTTGTACTTAGACCAACGGTTATATCATCACCATTCACAGCAATACACTCAATAAACTTATCGAGTTTATAACGACTAAAACTGTGATATATATCCATTACATTTACAAAACCATCGCCTAAATTGGTGAATTTACTTCCAGAAGGCATCCCGCCTGTGCGCGATATTATGCCGTCAGGCATGAGTAAGCTGGCTCCCTGAAGATATTCTGTCAATAATTCTGAAAACTCATAATTAGGACAGAAATATCTCACCACTTGTTCTAACTCAAGTGCAGTAACGCTTGAATCAAATTGTTCAGCGTCCAGATTAACATACTCCACGACTCTCCCTTGTCCTCTGACCCATTTAGCGAATTCCTCGGGTTGGGTATAAAAGACAAACACATCGTGACTAGGGGAGATGGAACCCTGAGTATTATTTAGCGCACTATCAACAGCCTCGCATTCTACGAGCCACCAGCTAATTGGTGTACCCCATACCAAACGCACTTTCGAATCATTCGGGTGTGACTGTTGAGTCCTGACACCGGGTAAGATTGACCAACAATTTTCCAGTATTGGATTAGGTTTTATCTTTTCATCAACGTACAATATGGCGTCACTTAGGCCTAATTTCTTAGGTCCCATAAAGGGCAAACCTGCACCTTTCGTCATACTACGCCGATTCCTTTCCAAATCGAGGTCACGTACATAGGAGTCGGATGGCTTCCATGGATGTGATAGCGTTTCTAGTATACTAATGTCCCATGGAAGTAGGTCACGTATACCTTCGAATTTGCTACACTGTTCTTTAAGTATATTATACTTATAAACTGATCGAGGCCACTCGACCCGCTCTTTATACTTCTTCTCGATGTCATTCAAACCGCTAGGAATGTTAGTAGTTCGAAATAATGT